GAATTCAGAAAAGATTTATTTGCGATCACTTCATCTAAAACTGGCACACTACCAGAAAGCCAGAAGTTGATGGAAGCATACGCATAATAATTAATTATTAAAAGGGCGGCTATTAATTTGTTCGCCCTTTTTCTATGACTTAAATATCGTTATGGAACATAGCAACGACTATTCAAAAAATGTTTTAAAGAAAATTGATGAGGATTTGCAAGACTCTGATCAAGCAATTAAAAATCTTAAGGCACACACAGAAGTAAACGCAATCAAGACTGGTAAGAAGTTAGAGTATGGCAAAAGTCGTTGGGACTTTGAAAAAAAGAGAGCTTTAGATAGAGGAGCATATCATTTTGACTGGAGCAAGAAAGACAACATAGAGGATGTGTTGATGTTTCATGGCAACATTGATATGGACTGTAATTACTTTATAGATACTTACGGCGACAAAGCACAGGACAACGCAGTGCATTGGGCAACAAGGAATAAAAGTGTTGGGGAGAACTATGGTATAGACCAAGAAGTATATGACATAGTGAGATCAGGTGGAGACCCTGAGGGAAAGATATATGGCAGAGCAAATATGTTTACTGATCCTAAAGCAGTGTCGTTGGCAGAAGGCCTGCTTGGTCTTTACGATTATGAATTAAAATTACACAGTCAAGTATGCGGACAACTGTTACATATGCACATGGACAACTTTGCCGCGAGGTTAGACAGGCAAAACACGTTCCAAGAAATGGACTACGATGTCGACCCAAAGAAAGTACACAGGTTTGTGGTATTTCTAAATGATTGGAGCATGGGTCAAATTTGGCACCAAGGCACAGCGGTACACACACATTGGAAAGCAGGTGATGTTATCAGTTGGCATTGGCAAGACTTTCCACATGGCACAGCAAATCTTGGGTGGGATACTAGATATATCTTGCAATTCACAGGTAGAACTACAGACAAGACCTGGAAATTTATAGAAAGCACAGATAAAAATTCAAAACATAAATTAATCTGGTAACAGATAATGAAAACTTTATTATTAAATGGTTGCAGTTTTACTCACCGTTGGAATCCTTCAAAATTGTTTGTCAGCGAAGTAGGTTGTGAGAAAGTAGAAAACATTTCAAAAGTAGCAACAAGTTTTCAGAGAACATGCCGTACCACAATTGAATGGATAGCGGTTAACGGCAACCCTAGTTTTGTTATGATACCTATCACTTTTAGACATAGGTGGGAACTCGCAATAGCAGAGAAACAAGAAGATTATGGCCCGTGGTTTCCAATGCAGAACAGAGAACATTTATTCTCTACAAAACAGAAGTTAAGGGATGATGTAAGCAAGGACAAAATTGCAGAACTTGTGGATCTTTACTATGGTTGTATACCTATAAGTGTAACCTATGACAGCAAGATATTCACAGAGATTATCATGCTATCAGCCTTTTTAGAAAGTAGAAATATAAAGCATTTGTTTTTTGATATGTGTAATGAGTTCAGCAGAGAACACATTGAAAAATATGATGGATTTGGAAAGATTAAATTAATTGAAAATAACCCTAGTGTAATAGATCTGTTCTCATTTTGTGGTAATAGATACATGCACAACACCATGCCTAACAAGGAAACATTCTATTTTAACAGCCACCATGCCCCAGAACAATATCTTGAGCTAGAAAAATACCTGTTAAACTACTTAGATCAGCGATAACCACTAGACTTTTGCTTTAATTGTGTTACAATAAAGTGTAAATACCTACAATGCAAAAGCACACAAAAAGTCTATTAGAAGAATTAAGTTCAATGCCCCTTAAAAGGGACAAGGAGGAAGTTGTGGAGAGCCGTGCCTCACACATTCTTGAATCAGCGATCAGACTAATGACATATATTAGAGAGAACTTTGATCAAGATACAGCATTCAAACTAGAGAAAAAATTCAACTCTGCAATCAAAAACATGGACGCATCTAAGTTTAGCAAAGGTGTCGCACGTATTAAAGAGAATCGAGACGTAAAAGAAAACGTCCTTAAAATCAAAGACGGCGAATACAAAGAGGACTAATCATGTTGATAGAAGATGTCCTTACAGAATTCAAAAGGACACACCTAGAACACATCGAGGATATTGTAATCACAGATGGGTACGAAGGTGGCAAGGCGGTCCTGGACTACTTCAGGGGCCTGTTGCTAACATTGAAAGGTACCAGCTCTGAGGCTATGAGTGTGTCTGTCAAGTGGGACGGTGCTCCTGCCGTTGTGTGTGGAACTAATCCAGATAATGGAAGATTTTTTGTTGGAACAAAGTCTGTGTTTGCAAAGTCTCCAAAAATAAATTACACAAAGAAAGATATAGCAAACAACCACGGCACAGACGAGCTAGGGCAAAAGTTACTAAAATGTCTTGTGCATATCAAAAAATTAAACATAGGGGGTGTAGTTCAAGGAGATTTATTGTTTACAGACGAAGACATTACCAGGAAGAACATCGAAGGCAAGCCACATCTGATTTTCACACCAAACACCATTACCTATGCTGTACCAGAAGGTGGCGACCTAGGAAAGCAAATAGACAGGGCAAAAGTTGGAATAATATTCCATACAACTTATGTGGGCGACTCTCTATCCGAGATGAACGCACAAGGTGGAGCAGACGTAAGTTCTTTTACAAAAAGCAGTGATGTGTTCTTTGACAATGCAACCTATAAGGATGTGTCTGGCAGTGCCAAGTTTACTGACGCAGAAACAAAACAGTTCTACAACGGCATTGAAAAGCTCGAGGGACTGCTTGACAATGTGCCAAGGAACCTTTCGGCGGTGCTTGGACAAAACCAAGACTTCATTCCAATGTTCCAGATGTATATTAATGCAATGGTCAAACAAGGACAACTTCCTAGTGATGCAAATAAATTTCTACAAGGATTCAGAAAATTCTATGCTGACAGGATGCAAAAGCAGATAGCAGGCCTAAAAGCACAGAAGGCACTTCAACTAAGACAGGACAAAATGAAACAGATGCCTGTTTTCCTTAACAGAGCAAAGAAACCACTCCAGGCTATGCTAACATTTTATAAGGCAGTGCAGACTATGAAAGCATTTGTTTTGAAAAAAATGAATCAAGCAATGGCGATAGGTTCATTCTCTCAGACAGATAGTGGATTGGAAGTCACTGAACCGGAAGGTTTTGTTGCTGTTGATAAGTCAGGCAATGCTGTTAAACTTGTAGACAGATTAGGATTCTCAAGACGTAATTTGACTGCTGTCAGCAAATTCAAGAAATAGGTTTAAAGTTTTATTGATCTCAAGGCTTAATTTTTCTTTATTAAAAAAATTATCGTAGTTGTATTGTCTAAGTGCTTTCGTTTGTAGATATATGTCCTGCCATGGGGCATCAATTAACCTATCGCACACGTCAGCGATAGTGTTTATTCTGATATTAGGATCTCTATCTAAATCATAGACCTCTTCAAAATAATTATTGAATGTCCGGAATCCCATTTCTCGTAGTCGCTGTAGGTATAGATAATTGCCATGCACGATAAAAATATGTTGTGCTATGATTGGTTTCCAAATCTTTTCAGTCATGAAAATTTCTGTGTCGTTGTCATTGGTTTCGGACACTATGCTACAAGCAGTGTCGTTGTATGGCCTTTCATAGATGTCTTGATCCATGCCGTACCGAGGATACTCTTGGGCCCATGGTAATTCGTATTCCCTTGGGAGTTTTTTGTCAGGCCAATATGTATACAAACTTTTTTGTAACGTACCTGTGTTTGAAAGTTTTTCAAACATCTTTACCCTGTGCCTCCTAGGATTTTTATTTAGATACAGGAAGTCATACTTCTTCTGTGAATGATCAAAAGTATATTTTTTGTCTTTGTGTTTGTGATACATGTGGGACCAGAACCATGATACGCCACCTGTCCATTTAATATGATTAATTTTTAGACTAGGATACAGTTCGGTCTGTGCAATATTATCTTCAGATTCCCATGGTGTAGCAGATATAAACACAAAGCCTAGGCTATGTAGTAGTTTACATCTCCTTTCAAATTCTATTTTGAACTCTTTATTGTCTTTTAGCCTGTAGTTGTCGTGGCGGACATCAACAATCGCTAATCGCCTGTCGTAGCTCTCAAGATCATAGTTATGAAGACGGTAGTATTCTGATTCTAAGTCAAAAGTCTGATCTTGTAGGCTGTTTGAACTGATGAACTGATCAACCTCCACATGCTTACCGGTTTTCATTAGATCTGTGAGAATAAAATTTCGTTGCATCTACCCTATAAATACCCGTATGTTAACACCTTTTTTAAAGTATGTATCAGAAGGCAAAGTGATAAGGAAATTTAGTGACCTGCAAAGGTTTACTTTCCCTGAGGTCTCAGAGAGAATATATCTTAGTTTTTTAGCATTAGCACTCATGAGCCAAAGTAAAGATACTTTACCATTCGTGAAGTCCTACGCTGATCAAACCATGGCGAAAGGCACCTTTGATCAAGTAAGGATGATAAACAATGATCTTGCAAACATGTTGGCCATCGTGTCCGGCGATCCTGAGATAACAAAAAAGTTAAAAAACAAAAATCAAGCACAGGCAATGAGGCAAAGACAGCCAGTGCCCGTGATGGCATTGAGAAGATATCTGAGAAGTTGGGAGGATCACTACAAAAATCTTACACAATTAGAAAGAGCATTGAATATCACTGATGCCAACTATAAAAATGTAAGAAGAGCGGTGGCTGATTACAGCCGATTGAATTCAAGTACGCAAACACAAACGGTTAACAAACTTAAACAGATGTTGCAGTCGAAACTACCTAACACTGACATTCATAAAAAATTCAAGGACTTTTAATGGACAACAATTATTGGGTGCTGTACGCCTCCCATGATGAGCCAAAGTATTTGAAGGACGCAGGGGGTGGACAAAGGGCACAAAGAGAGGCCAGTCTAAGATATGTGAGTTCACATAGGAATGCATTAGATATAGGAAGCAACATAGGACAATGGACCAGACCACTTGCTAAAATTTTCGACAACGTGATATGCTTTGAACCGAACCCTAACTTTCGAGAGTGTTTTTCAAGAAACATCAATGAGCCTAATGTGATCCTACATCCTTATGCATTGAGTAGTCATGAACACACTGCCGAACAAGGCAAAACAGATACACACTTGAATCATAAAGTGGGTGATACAAATCCTCGTGATGGTGATATTGAATGTAGATCATTAGACAGTTTTAATTTGACCGAAATAGATTATGTAAAGATTGATATTGACGGATTTGAAATACCTTTATTGGAAGGCGCCCGGGAAACACTCACTCGTAATTCTCCGGTGATCAATATTGAAATGAAAAGGGCGAAACGTCCTGTGATTACACGCAGGGCAACTGCTATCTTAAATGATCTTGGGTATCAGTACGTAAAGACCACTAAAAGTGATGAGATCTGGATCAAATCGTAATATTATCGCATAATTTACCAACTTTACCAATAAATACTTGCAACTTGATTCCTGAGCGGAATCAAAGTCATTTAAATCAGATAAAAAGGAGGATTAAAAATGGCATACGACGGAACAATCCCAGCGGGTGGACCAGGCAACTTTCAAACACCAAATTTAGCTCATGAGGGCGAAGGTGTAAGAGTTGACTTCATCACGGTGGACTATATCAGTGCAATGAATGGTGAAGTAACACATTCAACTGCATCAGCAAACACGGCTGGTCTTAAATTATCTATGGAAGCTATCCAGAACCAAGGTGTTAACATCTTAGGTCATGGTGCTCTAGGTAACTCAAACACAGAGCAAACTTACATGGTAAGAGCAGATGCTCTAGACTCGATCAGCTCAACAACAACAGTTGCGGCAATCCAAACGGCTATAAGAGGATTAAACGCATTAACACCTGACAAAGTAACAGCAACTATCTCATCTGCAACAGCAGGCGACAGAGACTTGTCTGATACTCAGGTAGCATAATAACATTTTAGGAGGAAAATAAAATGGCTTATGACGGAAGTAAAGTAGCAGGTGGAAAAGGAAACTTCTCTCTGAATCAAAACTTTGAAGCGGAAGGTGTTGACTTAACTTTGTTAACAGTTGACTTCATCAATGATATGTCGGCAGAGACAGGAGACTTAACTACAGGCTCAACAACAGCAGGTCTACAAATGGCTAGACATGCTTTCGAACACCAAGGACTAAGAATATTAGCAGAAGGTCCATTGGTTGACTCGGACACACAAAAAACGTATGTGGTGAGAACTGACCAATTGGACAGTCTATCAGGTACAACAACAAAAGCGGCTTTACAGGCATACCTAAGAACATTAGATCAATCTAGTTCTTCTTTCCCTGGAATAGCGGCAGACATAACAGGTGCAACAGTTACAGAAACTAAAATTGGTATCTTAACTGCAAACGCTGTTAGTTAATAGTTAAAGGAGAATATAAATGCCAATAACAAGTAACGCAACAGCAAACATGAGTAGAAGACAGTCTTTCAATGGAAAAGGTTTAACTTTCATTGAAATGATGTTCGATGACGAAGTAACGACTACTGCTACTACTCCTGACACCAAAGACTCAGTGTTCAATGACATGAGTAAATTAGTTGGTACTTTTGGTACCATCATAGCTCAATCATACACACTGGCGGCTAAAGCGACTGAAAAAGATGCGGCTCTTGCCACTTCTATTGTTGAGGACGAACTATGTGACTACTACACTTTTATAGTGGAAGGCACACCAGGTCAATTCAACAAAGCAGACTCAACAGGAGACATTAACTTGGATCCAGGTCAAAATGAAACTTCTGACCCAGGAGTCATCGCAGACGCAGAAGCAGACATCGAAGCAGAAATCCTAGACAGAATCTCAGGATCTTCTGACTCAGCGGAAGGAGTACACGTTGACGTGAGATTCCTACCATCTGATGGTGTTGTATCAACAGGTGTTGACGAAGTATACGGTGTAAACTCAGCTAGAGTAAACGCATAATACTTTTTAAATTACCAAAGGGCGGATTCTTTTATAGGCTCCGCCCTTTTTTTATGGCTTAAATATCCAAAAGGAGAATTTAATGATAGATAAATTCACGTTAGAGATCAAAGTTGGAGACAAGGTAGAAACTGGTAGATTCCATTTGGCCAATCAAGAAATCAAAGCAATAGAAATAGACAAGTGGGGTCATCCTGTACTTACTTTAGAAAGCGGCAGGAAGAAAGGTGTGTGTGCCATACGGTTTAAAAAATTAATTCCTGAGGATGTGGTCAGAAAACAAGAGCCAGCAGACATTATGCTGACCAAAGAACAGTGGGCAGAAGCAGAGAAAAAAATATCAGAAGCACGATCAAAATAAACTGATTGCTACATTTCGATGCACGAGTACAGACTACACACACTGATAGACATTACAGAGACAGGCAATCTTAAACAGGCGTTCCCTTTTAAGACTAAGCAAGGAGAAGTGATAGACGATAAACACAGCTTGGCCATTGCACGTAATCAAAATGCAAACTTTAACACTATTCTACAATTACTTCAACTACGTGGTAACATTACATGGGAACATCCGCCACAAAGAGTAGAACTAGTGTCTCTTGGCAACCATAACTTTGGTTCATATTACGAAGGCGGACATTCCACATGGCACTTCCAGTTCTTTACTGAGCAGACTGATATTTTTGGAGACCAAACAGATCCTACAGAGAATCTAGTGGACGATTTCAATCTTGTGCCTATCATTGCGGAATGTAGCAACACTGCACATTTTCCTATACAAACTTTTATTACTAAAGATCTTACCGGCACAGAACAGCAAAAGGTCATATCTGCACTTGCAGGTGGTGTCATAAACACCTACTTTTCATACGCTGGATATCAAGATAAATAATACTATAATTTAGGCTCAAACCGAACACACACAAAGGCACACACAGGCAATGACCCAGGCTCATTTACAGGCTCTACTGATGGAGGTAAAACTCCTTAAAATGGAAATAGAAAAATTTATGAGTACAACAGACTTAGAAAAACAAAACCTAGAAGCACACGTGGACCTTTGTTCAGAGAGATACAAAGGGTTACATGATAGATTGAGTGCTATCGAAGTTCGTCTAGGCAGAATGAATGAAGAGATGACAGCAGGTCATAAATCACAGACAAAGACAATCATAGCAACGGCAGGCACAGTGGTCGCAGGTTTACTATCAACGGTGGTGGTTATCCTGATGAAGATGCCAGGCTAAAATTACCAATTAATGTTCATACAAATAGCACCTAAGGCCCGTGTCTACGTCACAGACGAAGATGTTCAGTTCATTAGACAGCACTCGACTGGTTCTTTCAAAAGCAGTGACCTTACTTCGCACGAGGCCGACAGAGCAAAAAGGTTGGCAGACAAGGCAGTCTTTGTTCGCAAAAAACTTGACGCTGGTATGCAGTATGCTTTAAATAGGAAGATAAGGATAATTGATGAGCATAAACAATTTAGCAAAACGCACATACCAACCGATAGGATGGAAAAAAGATAATAAACCAATACCTGAAGATCATTTAACTGACATTGTTGAATGTGCCCTCAATATGCCTTGTGCTTTGCTTACGGCAACAGAACACTGTAATTATAAGCCTTATGAATTATGGATTCCACATAGGGAATCAGAACTTGAAAACGCCCTTGGTTGTGCATCGGTATGGGCTTCAGATCAATGCCAGGACCAAACATTCAACAACGTGTCTACAGCGTTAGTGTATATACTAAAAGAGCCCGAACACGTAGCGGACAAAGTGATATCTGAAACTGATTATGAATTTGACGCTAATCAATCACATTTAGGCACCGACGAGATAATGGATTTACGGATAGCCAAAGATTGGGATAGCACTCAAAAACTTTTGAAAACTAAATTGACGGAAGAGCTTGTTAAAAAAAAGTCGATGACATACAGCGATTCTCCTTTTTTCATAAGCCCATTCGCAATGTGGAACGCCGAGCACCTCGTTGGACTCAATCTTACTGTAGGTTTGGCAATGGGTGCCGTGTCATTAAGGTGCAGAGAACTAGGATATTACTGTCAAAATTACATGGCCTATCGTCAAACACTAACGTGGCACTCTAAATTTGAAAATAAATTCCATAGCTCGGGAAAATGGTTTCCTTATATGATACAGTTGCTCGGAACCCATCCAGAAGCAGTTAAGATTTCCCAAACAAGAGAGTTTCGAAAAGCTCAAAGTAATAGTGAAAATATGTTTGATCCTAACGACATCCATTTAGGCAACATGGCAGACACAGACAATGAAGGTTTGCAAAGGGTGGAAGGACAAGATTATAAAAAAAAGTACATAGAAAATTTTCCTAGGGAGATTCCAGACTATCAAATAAAATTTTTTATGGATTATTATGGTAGGTACAGTTCAGATCCAAAGAAACTTTTCGAACTTGCCTATTCAGGTAGAGTAAAAGAATGGGAATATTTTTTTAATGAATGGATGGCAAATGACGCTAAAAAATAGATCAGAACTAGTAAAACAGATTGAGGCCTATGGTCTTAAGAACAAACTTGCTGACCTTGTTAAAAAGGAAGAAGCAAAAAGGCCCTTTAGACATCTACCGAAACAGTTTTCAAAAGGTATATTAATAGGTAACATAGCCATTGTTCCTAAAAAATCAACCGGAACTAGATACGTTTATGTAATCGCGGACATGCTAGAAGCCAAAGTGCTACATGAAGATATTAACTTGAAACAAACAGCAATTCTTGTGGCCCATCACCTGGCAGATCAAAAGGCTTTGCCTGTTAATATACTAGAATTAGACACCAAGTTTGCTTCACAACTGTTTGACATACAAAGTGCTAAACGTATGATAAAGGAAGCTCAAAAGAACAAGGATGAGTTATCCGAAAATGTGTACTGGGACCGTCTAGACACTGCAAACCACCTAGCGGACGAATGCAAGGGCAGAATACAGCATATTTTCAACGACACGTTCGGAGGATAGATAATAAATAAACACATATGAAGAGTTTAGATCTTACAAAACCTATCACAACCGAAAGTTTATTGGCTGAATTCGAATCAAGATTCAACCAAACTATGGATCTTTCAAAATTCACAAAGGAAGAACTAGAAGACACTGCAAATCACATCAGAACTAAGATACACGAAATCACACAAAACACACATTTTGGACATGAACTTAAGAACGACAGTTATCAGAAGAACCAAATGATGCTTGACATTGTAAACCAAGCAATTTCTGAAAGAAAACTTGCAGAGTATGGAGGTAGCATGGCCGGTGACCCTCAAGTTAAAGCGGGTGCAACGGCAATAAGTGCCAAGGCAAAATTGGATAAAGGACAAAGTTTATCACCTGATGAGAAAAAACAAGTAAGCAAAATGCTACAGACAGAGGGTGTGGAAGAACAATCAGAATTAATATTAGCGGCCAAGGACATGATGGACAAAGTCACAGGGTACTTGGAAGATCTAGCATCAATGAAGACAGAAGGTATGCTGGAACTAGCAGACAGAATCAGAGACGAGATGGGAGCAGACAAGGCAGATGCTTTCATTCAAAAAATCCAACCAGCGATTGAACAGGCAGAAGCCACTTTATCGACAACTAGACAAGAGCTAGACAACGGTGTAAGAATATTGACCGGAGAAGAAGTTGCTTCAGAACCTATGGGCGCCGATGACACGATGGACATGGACACAGATCTAGACTCACTGGACCCAGACACAGATACGGAGACAGATGAGTTTGGAGCCTCTGACGCCGAAGCGGGTGGCACAGAACCTGAAGGCAGAGAGCAAAGAGAATCCAAAGAAGTGTTTGAAGCATCAAACAGAGTTTTCAGCAAACTAGCAGGGAAGTAATTCCTGTGAGATTTTACGAATTCAACAAAAGCGACACAGACCTAGAGTCAGCGTTGATAAATGTCCTACTCAATATGAAGGGCGATGCAGACGAACAGGACAAAGCCACAGACATAAGCATGGATGCAGTAAAGCAAATCATGAGCAACACAGGATATCCAGCGTTTAACTACGATGTATTCAAAAAGATATACGATCAAGACGGAGACTTGAAAAATGTGGTGGCGGACTTCGACAACGATAAGATTGTTGTGAAAACGGACCAAGAGGCAGAAAAGGAACCTGCCATGGATTATGATGACCAGGGATCCACTGACGTGGTAAAAAAGATGGCTAGGTCTGCAATGAATAGAAGAAAATAACTTCCACGATAATAAAAAAACCTTAATAATTAATAGTATGAGTCCATACATTACTATTGGTAATCTAAACACAATTAATGCCGAGTTGTCTAATTACTGCAACTCCGCTTGTCCAATGTGTCCACGATTTGATTTTGATCTAAACTTAATAAAAGATATCACAAATAATTCACACACCAGTCTCGAAATAATAAGGGAAAAAATAGGTAGCAAAGTATTGACTAATTTAAAAAAATTTTATTCATGTGGAGTGTTGGGCGACGGAGCGATGAATCCTGAATGTGTGGAAATATATGATTATGTCAAAACTTCAGGCACATCTCACACATCTCTAAACACAAATGGAGGCCCCAGAAACGTAGACTTTTGGCGAGCATTGGCTGACACAAAGACCCACGTGATATTTGCAATAGACGGGTTGGAGGACACAAATCATCTGTACAGGAGAAACGTTAAATGGGAAAAACTAATTGAGAATGTACAGGCCTTTATTGGTGCAGGTGGGAGAGCATATTGGGATTTCCTAGTGTTCAAACATAACGTACATCAAATTGCAGAAGCAGAAGCACTGTCTAAGAAACTAGGATTTCAACATTTTAATAAAAAAGATACCACAAGATGGGATGACTTTGACAGCGATGGTAACTGGATACAGAGAACATCAATACAAATAGGAAACTACACACTAGAAAAAGTTGAAAGAGAATCCAAGGCCCCAGGACTAGATGTTACACAAAAATCAAAAGTCAATGATTCTTTCAAAACTAGAAAGATTAACTGTTGGTCATATCATGACACAAAAAGCGAAATATATCTAGCGGCAAACGGAGATGTCAGTCCATGCTGTTGGTTGGGAGATCTAAAGATACATGAAACAAAAAACATAATAAAAGATTACAAAACAATTAATATCAATCATACCAGCCTAGAAGAAATACTTGACGGATATTTCTTCAAAGAGTTAGGAAGAGGTATACAAGGTGAGCGAGATGCATACCGTTTGCAGACTTGTTATCATACCTGTGGAGTTGTCAATGCCTAAAACTTATTGTGCTTTCCCTTTCCAACATCAATATATCCACATGTCCGGATCTGTAAGGTTATGCTGTGCCACAATGGAAAACGCCACAGACAAGAAGGGCAACAGGTTGCACATGAACAATGACTCATTACAGAAGGCCTGGAACAGTGATTACATGAAAGACGCAAGACTAAAAATGAAGGACGGAGAAGTGTTAAAGGCATGTGCAAAGTGTATAGAACAAGAGGAACGTGGCTACAAATCCATGAGGGATAATCGACATGAAGAAGAAAATCTGGCTAGATTAAAGGATGATGGATCAATGGACATTCTGCCGCACTCTATGGAATTACATTTTGGTAATGTCTGCAATTTGAAATGTAAAATGTGTGGACAAGATTATTCGAATCAAATAGGCAAAGAGATATTACAAATTGGAGAAAAAGATAAAGACTTCTTAGATTGGGTATACAAACAAAGTGGTAATGTTAACAACTGGACAAACGACCTTTCAGTGGAATACACTTGGTTTCAAAACAAAAAAATTAAGAATAGACTTATAGAATATGTTAGTAAAAATATAACACAACTGACAGTGATAGGTGGCGAGCCAACAGTGATTCCAGAATTTTATGAACTTTTGGATTTTTGTTACAAGAACAATACACTCAAGGACAAAGATATAACTATAGTCACAAATCTTACTAACACAAATCCTAAAATGACACAGTGGCTACCTGAAATGAAACGTTGGCGCATCTGGGCTAGTTTGGATGGCCTCGGTTCAACAACAGAATACATCAGATATCCTAGCAACTTTAAAAAGATTACAGAGAATTTATATTATTACAAAAAATTATTAGACAAGCACGGTAATGGTTCAATAACCTTTAGTCCTGCGATACAACTATTGAACATACATCAATTAGATGACATGCTTAAATGGTTCATAGACTTTTCAGACGGCGACTGGGGCAACACTTTTAATGTATCGTGGATGGCACAGGTATGGTACCCTCGTATATGTAACTACGACATAGCACCCAGGGAATACAGGTTGATGGTTGCAGACAAACTTGAAAAAAGCGTTGAGTATTTTAAGACATACAAGGGCATATCATACTTCTATGAAAAACAGATTGATAATTTAAGAATAGATCAGCTCGATGAAGATACAGGAAAAAATTTACGAGCAAATTTTATTAGATATAACGACACGCAAGATAATCACAGGAAAGGTAACACTTGGCGTAATTTACTGCCAAAACTAGAAGAAACTTTGACAAATTCGTTAAAGTAATATACAATATGTCTATGAAAATACCAAAGGATGTTCTCGTGAGCAAAGGCATCAACTACGTACAGAAGTACCCTTACAATGAATTATCTCGAGTAACTAAAGATAAAAAAAGACATTACGAAACACCCGGAGGAAGAGCAGTCCCCAGTGTCACAACAGTGCTGAGTGCAACCAAGGACATGACACACCTACATGCATGGCGTAAGAGAGTGGGTGTGGAAAAGGCACAACAGATAACAACAGAGTCAGCCAACATAGGAACAGTGATGCACCGTAGCCTAGAGAAGCACGTAAAGGGCGAGGACCGCACACCGGGATCGAATCTCATACAACAAAAAGCACATGGCATGGCCAATGTCATTATTGAAAACGGATTGAATGATGTTAGTGAGGTATGGGGATCAGAAGTTTCACTTTACTATCCTGAACTATATGCAGGTACCACAGACTTGGTTGGTTTGTACAAAGGCGAACCTGCCATAATGGATTTCAAACAAGCACGTAGATTGAAAAAGAAAGAGTGGGTGGAGGACTACTATCTCCAGTTGGTGGCATACGCCGAAGCACACAACAAACAGTATGACACACAGATCAAGACTGGTCGCATTTTTATTTGCACACAAGACAACCAATATCAAACATTTGACATAGACAACTATGACCACTGGGTTGGCAAGTGGTACGCAAAACTCGAAGAATATTACAAAAAAATACTTGATTAAATAGTACTGATGAAAACAGAACCAGAAAAATTCTGTAAGGCACCTTTCCGTGGACTCGTGGTGGACAACGATGGCACATTGATGCCGTGTTGTGAATTCATACGAAATGAATCTTCATTACCACAATACAAGATTTGGGAGTTTGAAAAGTATAGAGCGGACACCACACTACGCCAAAAAATGCTTGATGGAGAAGTAGACGGAGGTTGCAGGTATTGTATTAAACGTGAGGGTAATGGAATCAATAGAAGGGCCTATCATAGTAGGTTGTTCAAAGAGGAGTATGAGTCTTTTCAGGCAGACACCCTTGATGTTGGACATCTGGAAGTGAGGCTTGGAAATTTTTGCAATTTAAAATGCACCATGTGTGGACCGTACGCAAGTTCACAGTGGTCTGCTGAAGCCAAGAAAAATAAAGAAAAATTTTCGCAGTTTAACATTGGATATTTAAAATTGGATCACGACTGGATAAACAGCCAAGAAAACAAAACTTTCATTAAAGAAATTCTTAGAAACTGTGTATCTGCAAACTTCGGGGGTGGTGAACCTTTTATCAATCCATTTATTGATGATTTTTTGAAAGAGATTAAACATGATGCAGAACTATCTTTCAACACAAATGGAACTACACTCTCTGATAGCACTTTGGAATTACTTGAAAACAGACCAAATGTAATTGTCAACATCAGTATTGATGGTATAGGCCATCACAACAATTACATAAGGAGCGGCAGTGCATGGGAGGATATTGAAACAAATGTTAAAAGACTCAAGGAGAAGAATGTTAGAATATTATTCTACTACATCCTACAACATACTTCACTTTTTACATTTAGACCTGTGTATGAGTACTGTGTGGAAAATGACATCGCACTGGAGATAGGAGAGATCTATGGTGGCTCAGTTGATGGTTCCGGACATCTTACGTTGAGCAGTGCTGACAAACTAGACGTCGAAAAATTCAAAAGATGGTTATCCACGATCAACACGCCCAAGGTTAAAGTAGTACATAATTGGTTGGAAAACTATGAATTTGATAATAATTTACACACAAGGTTCAAGCAATATTTCACAATGCTTGACGATGTAAGAGGCACAGATTTCGTTAAAACGTTCAATCCTTCATGGACATAAATAACAACATATGCCGATAGTACAGATATCAAGAATACAGCACAGACGTGGAAAACGTACGGATCTGCCACAATTAGCGGCAGGAGAACTAGGTTGGGTAATCGATGAACAGAGATTGTTCATAGGTAATGGAACCGTGTCCGATGGTGCACCGGCTGTGGGAAACACTGAAATTGTAACTGAAGGAAGTTCAGCATTTACAACCGCTCTCAGTTACACCTACAAAGGCTACCTAGGTGATTCAACGCCTATCACAACATCTCAACAGAGGACCTTACAAAACAGATTAGACGAATATGTTTCTGTCAGAGATTTTGGTGCAAAGGGTGATGACTCTACAGCAGACCTTACTGCGATACAAAATGCAATCGACGAGTTATACATTGACACGGACAAAGACGATACTAGGGCAAGGAGAGTATTATTTTTCCCAGCAGGCACATACAAAATTAGTTCAGCACTCAAAATTCCACCATTCGCTCACCTAGTGGGTGAAGGTCCAGACAAAACGATAATCAAGAATTCAGGAAACAATGCTGTAATGGTAATGCAAGATGACGAAGGCAACGTTGGATCAAACATAGGAAACTCTAGTGCTACAACACCGACTCAGATACAGATAACAAATATGACTTTGAGAACATCTGTAGCCTACGGAGGTGTTTCATTAGACAGGGTTACGAACGCATATTTTAATAATGTCAAATTCCAAGGAACATTTGCTTCTGGAGGAACTGACTCTTCTAATTCAAAAGGTGTAACGGTTACAAATTCTACTTCAACACATTCAACATCAAATATTGTATTCAACCAATGCCAATTTACAAAATTTGCAAGGCTAGTTGATTTAAGTTTTAATTGCACTAACATCAAATTCCATGCCTGTGATTTCAAAACAGCATTCTATGGAGCACTAATTGGTGCAGAGATGGACGGTAGTACAACAGGACTTGATGATGGACCACGAGACGTCCAATTTACCAGTTCGAGTTGGAGTGACATAGGACAGCAGGCAATTTTAGTGGCCCCGGCGACAGGCACAACAGATGATGCCGGACCAAGACATATAGTTTCACACGCCAACTTTTACGCAAAGACTGTTGCTAACAACTTCGAAGGTGTTGGCTCGATCAGAGAAGTACCAATTATTCAATTCGACAATGATGAGTGTTCATCTGTCCAAGACTTTTTTGAGAGGACTGATGCGAGAAGATCGGATGGCAGTACAAACGCGGCACCGGAAGTACAAGGTATAGGTGTCACAACCAAATTAATTAAATCACAGACTTTACCTGACAACACATCGTCGGCCACTACGATAAACGAATTTCCAGCACTGACAAGTAAAGGAATATCAATAAAGTATAAAATTACTAGAGGTACTCTTGATAGAACAGGTGAATTAATAATAAGTGCATCAACGAATGGTATTAGTTTCGATGACACATTCACAGAAAGCGGTGCTACTGCTGGTGTCACATTGACAGCCACACTAGACAATAAAGATTCAACTGCAGGCAGTGAAACAGTTTCATTTAGGTTTACAACTACCAGTACAGGTACGGCGGCAATAATAGATTACCAAACAACCATCCTAGCATAAAATCAATTATCTTATAGACAAAAAACTTTTTTTGTCATAATATTAGTACATTATAAAATTACATAACGACGCAGTAATTTTAGTCAAACGACAGGTGACATAAAGAGACAAAAAAAGTTATAAACACGGATTTAGATAAATATGGATACAACAAAAACAAAAATCAAAAATAAAAATTATAAAAACTTAATGCCGAACACCAACTCTAGTACGATCAAAGTTCAAAAAAGAGATGGTAGGCTAGAGCCGCTTGATATCAATAAGATTCATTTCGTCGTTGAAGAAGCCTGTGAAGGATTGACAGGTGTAAGTTCATCGCAAATCGAAATGAATGCAAACATTCAGTTCTATGATGGCATGACTACCAAGGACATCCAAAATGTTTTGGTTCGTTCAGCCAACGATCTTATAAGTTTAGATTATCCAAACTATCAGTATGCCGCGGCAAGGCTCCTATCCTATGACGTTAGGAAAGAAGCACATGGACAATACGAATATATTCCATTGTTGAAATTAATATTAAGAAACATCAGACTAGGAGTGTATGATAAAGGCATCCTAGACAAGTATTCAAAAACAGAAATTAAAAAATTTAACACATGGATTAAGAGAGACAGAGATTTAAAATTCACATATGCAGGGTTAAGACAGATATGCGACAAGTATCTTGTACAGGACAGAAGCTCGGGACAGATCTATGAAACTCCACAAGACATGTACATGATGATTGCGGCAACTTTGTTTGCCGACTATCCAACAAAAACAAGAATGTCATACGTAAAAAAATACTATGACGCAATATCACAACACAAAATAAACATTCCAACTCCTGTCATGGCAGGAGTGAGAACACCTATCAGACAGTTTGCTTCTTGCGTCTTAGTGGACAGTGATGACACATTGCCAAGTATCTTTTCAAGTGATATGGCGATAGGTCTATACGTTGCCAGAAGGGCAGGCATAGGAATAAACGCAGGACGTATCAGAGGCATAAATTCTAAAATCAGAGGTGGGGAGGTTCAACACACAGGAGTCATTCCGTTCCTTAAAAAATTCGAATCAACTGTAAGATGTTGTACGCAGAATGGTGTGCGTGGTGGAAACGCAACTGTACACTTCCCTATATGGCACCCAGAAATTGAAGACATACTTGTACTTAAAAATAATAAAGGCACAGAAGACAACAGAGTGAGACGTATGGATTATTCTATACAAATATCTAAAATGTTCTATGAGAGATTCATGAACGAAGAAGATATCACTCTAATCTCTCCACACATGGCCCCAGGACTTTATGAAGCATTCGGTACAGAAGACTTTGACGATCTTTATTTGAAATACGAAGCGGATAAAACAATTCCAAAGAAAACAGTACCGGCACAAGACTTGTTCTTTGATCTTTTAAAAGAAAGAGCTGAGACAGGTAGGATCTATATAATGAATTTAGACCACTGTAATTCACACAGTTCTTTCAAAGACAAAGTGTCAATGAGTAACCTTTGTCAAGAGATAACACTTCCTACAACTCCAATTCAACACATCGATGATGCAGAAGGAGAGATAGCACTATGTATCCTTTCCGCAGTAAATGTTGGTGCATTGAATGATCTAGGAGAATTAGAAAATGTTTGTGACCTCAGTGTGAGAGCACTTGAGCAAATCATAGACTATCAAGATTACCCAGTGAGGGCCGCTGAAGTCAGCACAAAGAAAAGAAGAAGCTTAGGTATAGGCTATATTGGACTAGCACATTACCTGGCCAAGAATGGTGTTAAGTATTCTGATCCTGAAGCATGGACACTTGTTGACAGACTAACAGAAGCATTCCAATATCATCTACTAAGGTCAAGTTGTGACATAGCAATGGAAAAAGGTAAGTGTGAAGGTTTCGAGAGAACAAAATATGCAGATGGCTTACTACCAATTGACCACTACAAAAAAGAAGTCGACGAAATAGTTCCGCACAAACAAAGAATGGCTTGGGAAAGTTTAAGAAAAGATATCGCCAAATACGGATTAAGACACAGCACACTATCAGCACAAATGCCATCAGAAAGTTCTTCCGTTGTTAGTAATGAAACAAACGGCATTGAACCACCTAGAGCATTGATGTCAATCAAGAAAAGTAAAAAAGGTCCATTGAAACAGATCGCACCTGGTTTCCCTAAATTAAAAAATGACTACACATTACTATGGGATATGCCTAGCAATGAAGGATACATTAACGTGGTTGCAATGATGCAGAAATACTTTGATCAGGCCATATCAGGAAACTGGAGTTACAATCCATTGCAGTTTGAAAATAATGAAGTTCCTTTATCAGCCATGGCTCAAGACATGCTGACGGCTTACAAGTATGGATGGAAAACAAGTTATTATCAGAACACATATGATTTTAAGGGAGAAGAGGAAGACGTACAACCAGCGGGTATTTCCGCACAGCAAGAGGACGATGGAGAAGATGTGATACTTGAACCTGAAGACGCCGTAAATGGCAATGATCAGATAAGTACATCCGCGGGCGAAGATGGTGAGTGTGAAGCCTGCACAATCTAACATTATAAATTATTATGACAAAAACAGTTTTTAACCAGAGAGATATTGACTTTACTAAACAGCCTATGTTCTTTGGTGAGGACGGTGGAGTGCAGAGATATGACGAGTTCAAGTATCCACAGTTCGACAAACTGAACCAAACTATGATCGGATACTTTTGGAGACCAGAAGAAGTGTCATTGCAGAAGGACAGAGCGGACTTCCAGAACTTCAGACCAGAGCAGAAGCACATATTCACAAGTAATTTAAAATATCAAACTCTTTTGGACAGTGTGCAAGGTAGAGGTCCAAGTTTGATGTTCCTGCCTTATGTGTCCAATCCAGAACTGGAAGGTTGCATTGTGACTTGGGACTTCTTTGAAACTATACACTCAAGATCATACACGCACATTATGAAGAACATTTATCCAGATCCAACGGAAGTGTTTAACACAATCGTAAATGACAAAGAGATATTGAAAAGAGCAAAAAGTGTTACAGGAGAATATGATAAGTTTGGAAACATGGCACTTGAACATGCGGTAGGTAAAAAAGTCGACATGTTGGCACTGAAAAAACAATTATATCTTGCAATGAACACTGTGAACTTGCTAGAAGGATTGAGATTCTATGTATCATTCGCTTGTACATTCGCATTTGGTGAACTTAAACTTATGGAAGGTTCAGCCAAAATATTATCTTTGATCGCGAGAGATGAGGCAACACACTTGAACCTATCAACACACGTATTGAAAGCATGGCACAAGGGTGATGACCCCGAAATGACAAAAGCGATCAAGGGCACTGAAAAAACAGTTATCCAGATGTTCAAAGACTGTGTTGAAGAAGAGAAAGCATGGGCAAGATATTTGTTCAAAGACGGATCCATCATAGGACTAAATGAAAAATTACTTGGCAAGTACGTTGAATTTATTGCCAACAAAAGATTAAGAGCACTTGGATATGACCCACTATATGATGTGTCAGCAACACAGAATCCATTACCATGGACACAACACTGGCTGTCAAGTAAAGGTATGCAGGTAGCACCGCAAGAAACAGAAGTTGAGTCATACATTGTTGGTGGTATCAAGCAAGACGTCAAAAAAGGCCAGTTTAGCAAATTTAAACTTTAATTATAAACGCATATGGATAATAAGGATTACAAACCTGTTCATACCAATAAGGTAAAAGACAACACCTCTCCTTTCACAGGAGTCCTTGGGTGGTTGGACAACAGATTGCCTATCTTTAGAATGTTCAAACATGAGTACTTGGACTTCCAGGTGCCAAAAAATTTAAACTATTTTTGGAGTTTTGGAGGCATACTTACATTTACTTTGCTAGGTTTAATTGCTACCGGACTTGTTCTTGGAATGCATTACAAACCAAGTGTCGCAGAGGCCTTCAGCAGTGTGGAACACATCATGAGAGATGTCAACGGCGGCTGGTTGTTGCGATATGCTCACATGAACCTGGCATCATTCTTTTTCATCGCAGTGTACATACACATGTTCCGCGGATTATACTTTGGCTCATACAAGGAGCCTCGACAACTTATGTGGATATTCGGAATAATAATTTATTTCCTAATGATGGCCACTGCTTTCCTAGGATATGTTCTGCCATGGGGGCAAATGAGCTATTGGGGGGCTACGGTGATAACAAGTTTATTCGGAGCGATTCCTGTGATAGGTGATAGTATAGTCACCTTGTTATGGGGTGATTATGCAGTTGGCGATGCATTTCTAAACAGAGCTTTCGTACTACACTGGCTTATTGCATTTATAATTGTTGCAGTGGTTGTTTTTCACGTGATCGCTTTACACATGACAGGTTCCAACAATCCAACAGGTGTTGAGCCAAAGGATACCAGAGATACAGTATCGTTCCATCCGTACATTACAATCAAAGACATGTATGCTTTTCTTGTCTTTATTTTAATTTTCATGTTTTTCTTGTTTAACTTTCCTAACATACTCGGACATCCAGACAACTACATAGAAGCCAACCCGTTGGTGACTCCTGCACACATTGTACCTGAATGGTACTTCTTGCCTTG